TCACGCGCTTTTCCGGTGGTCACCCACCGTTAGGGAGCGCCAGCGTTCGCGCTTCCGCTACCAGGTGACACACTCCTTTCCCCTCCCCCATTCCCGTTCCCATCCTCTGGACTGGTTTCTCCTCACGATTGACCAGCAGCTGGGAGCTGTTACCAGACGTTGGACAGTAAGTCCCGGATGCACTATAGGGCTGGTGGCTAGTGCTTGGTAAGCACTCAACGCCATACCTAATGTGTACCTCGGCTTGCCCTCCTGGTCGTGGTGACCGGCTGTTTCTCTTCCCTTGGCTCTAGACGGGCTGGTGTCCTACCACCACCGTTGCATGCAGACCTCCCCCTGCGCACTCGAACGCCCTGTCCCAGCAGGGTTAGTATGTGCTGTGCAGATCTGCATGTGACACCCCATCCACTGGTAGAGCAGGAAGTTGCCCTAGCTAACGCGGCAAGTATTACTTTCCGCTACACGTCCTTGAGATTCCTCGGACCTCTGGAACTAGGGTGACTGTGGGCTTGGGAAAACCCACCTTGGTCCTGTACTGCCTGATAGGGTCGCGGCTGGCCGACCAGTGGATGTAGCCAGTTGTTTTGGGATATGCCTTTCTCTTTCTCTACTCCTTCTCCCTTCCCTCCTGAGCACACCCACCTGGACCACCTCCTCTCTGGGGTGTCCAGCAACGCCCAACTGAAAGCCCTGCGGAGGATCCGGCATTCTCCGCAGTGTCACTGTCAGGAGTGGCGCACCCCCCCTACCCTTCCTTACAACACTTTCGTTCAGGACATTTTTGATGAGATCGCCATGAGCACCCTTGGTGCTCCTGGCTTTCACTTCTCTCAGAGGTGCCTGAACTACCTTTCCACTCTTCTTCCCTCCCCTGAACTCGAGTGGGACTCCTCTGATGTGGTGTACCATGGTAACTCTCAAACTAACATCTATGGGAACAACAACCATGTCACCACTGATGTAGGGGCAAATGGCAATACTCCAACTGCCTCTGTGTCGGTCGGGGAGGGGGCTGTCTCCTCAGCCTCCGACTCGACTACACACAACCCACTCAAAGGGGGCTCTTCCACCGCTCCCAAGGATAAGGAGCCCGGCAAACCTGATGCCAAGGGTAACATTTCCACTAGACGCTACCACGCCTGGTGGGAACCCGCCGCCGCCAAGGCTCTGGACCGAGCCTTGGACCACGGAGTGCGGGCCGTTGACTCAGTGGCTGATGGTGTTGCGTCAGGTATACAGGCTGGTGTTGGTAAGATCAAACAACGTGTTGCCGGTGTGCAAGACACCAAGTTGATCGCGTTGCCTCAAAACGACGCGACCATGTCCGGTAACACGGTTCTTGCCGCTGCCTCCGGTATACACTCTGGGGCCACCTATCCCCCCACCCCTTCTGTCCCTCTTCCCACTCCAGATGCTCCCTCCTGCCCCGGACCTTCTGGCGACCGTTTCTATCCGGTCGATAATCTCTCTTGGTCTGAGGCAGATCCTATTGATTCTGCTCTTTCTGGTCCTAATGCTTGTTCTATCACTCCTCTCTTCCCTCTTTCCAATTCTGCCAACTGGGGGGACGTCAACACTGGCAGTATTGGCTATCCCCTCCCTGCTTCCTTTGTCAAGGCCGCCCCCGACTGTCCATGGACTGCTATGTATAACATGCACGCCATGTGGAATTCTGGTTTCCACGTGGTGCTCACTGTTAATGCATCGCAGTTCCATGAGGGAGCCCTTGTTCTCTATGCTTTCCCTGAAAACACCTACACTAACTCCAACAACCCACGGTGCAATTTCACGGTGCCGTACGCGGTCCTCAACCTGACCCAAACCACCCAGGCTGAGCTTGACCTACCGTACATTGCACCAACCCCCAACTCCACCACCATGGGGATGCACTCACCGTGGTACATTGTTGTAGGTGTCCTTTCCCCCCTTCTATGTCCTGTTGGCTCTTCCTCTACTTCTGTGGGTGTTACACTCCAGGTTTCCCCCAAGAACTCCTCCTTCCATGGTCTTCGACACGTCCAACCCCAACACTGGAAAATCCGTTCGGTGCCAGGGGCCACTACCTTTGGCTCCATGGTTGCCGGACAGGAAGTTCCACTGTGTGGGGTGGTTCCCACCCGCCCCCCGGTTGACTATCTACCGGGTGAAGTCAAAGACCTGATGGAGTTCGCGGCCAGGCCATCACCTTACTCCGCGTTACCGTGGACGATGGCCGATGAACCTGGAACTCTCATCCACTCTTTCCCAGTGGGTCCTCTTGCACTCGCTGGAACCCAAACCCCTCTCTCCTTCGTTGTCTCCCTCTTCTCGCAATGGCGCGGTAGTGTCGACATCAACTTCATGTTCATTGGTTGCGCACAGCACTATGGACGTGTGTTGATCTCGTTCACACCGTACTGCCAGAACCCTCCTACCACCATCCAGGAGGCTCAGCGAGGCACTTACACAGTGTGGGATGTCAACGGAAATCCTGAGCTTTCTTTCAATGTTCCTTACATTTCTACCTCCTACTGGCGCTCCACGGACTTGCTCTCTGCTGATAAGCTGTCTGCCACGCTCGGATATGTTTCCGTGTTTGTGTGCAACAGTTTGAGCGGTCCTGGGGCAGCCCCCATCTCTGCTAGCCTTCTTTCCTTCATCTGTGCTGGTCCTGACTTTGAAGTCAGGGGACAACAAAACCCCGCCCTCCAGCTCCAGGCTGGAGATGATCCACCTGTCGGTGGGGTTACTACGGGAGATCCCGTACCAGCCCCCGTCCGGGACACCTTTTCGTCCCCGACTACGGGCATGTCTCCTGACACTTCTCTTGTCAACTACTTTTCCTTCTATAGGAATTTCATGGATGTTGGCGTGATCAAACCCCAGCTTTACTATCAGGTCTCTCTTGACCCCATTGGGTTTGCTCCCAACTTCCTTTCTACCCTCCTTCATGTCTTCACTTACTTCGTGGCAGACTTGCGGGTCAACTTGGAAGTGGAGGCCACGCAGCCCACTTCATTGGCTGTGGCCTTTGCACCCCCAGGTGCCACCCTTCCTGTCAACTGGACTTCAGATTCCTTTAGGGCTTTCTTCCACACTTCACAACCCCTAGAGGCTGGGTCCAACCAGGTCTGCTACTCTATCCCTTTCTTCGCTCCTTACTCTGTCCTTTCCACTTCTTTCTATGGGTTTGGTGGTTTCCAGGGGTCAGAGTTTGGTCAGCTGAATGCCAACACATTCGGTACTCTCATTCTGAACCCTGGTGCACAGGTCAATGTCTCGGTGCGTCTGGCCTTTGGTGACTTCCGCGGCTTTATCCCTGGGCCGGTCCCGGCCACGGTTCCACCGTCCGGGTCCTCGACCGCTGTGATGGTCTCGTCTTACCGTCACACCGGGGTGCCCCAGGGAATTGCCGTTCCAAGGTTACCAAGTGTCCGGCCTAACGCTCTGGAGACTAAGCACCGCCTCGCCCCACTAACCCCTCTCCGCCAATCTGGCGATCCTCTTCCTATCTGTCCCTATACTTTCCCGGAGGACTCCGTTTACATCATCAAGCAGCGGCGTATCGGTTACATCCATTGGTCTATCCGAAGGGTGACAGCTGGTAGCTGCTTCATCAAGCCTGGTGTCGTTCATCAGATTAGCTTGGTGCAACACGGAGTCAAAGCCCGGGTCTCCCTTGAGGAACCGGTTGGTGAAATTTACCGCGAGGTCCCCTATTATTGCTTCGAGATGATCGCCCGTACACTCGGTAGCGTCGTCCCGTACAACTATAGGGATAATTGCGGTGAATACATCACCAGGTTCACTGGGGTCTCTCTCCCTAACACTGGTCTTTCCCTGGCCGCTGGCCTGACGGTCGCAGCCGGTGCGCTTTGCCTCGCACAAACAGCCTTAGAGGTGAAGCGTCAAGGCTTGGTGGACAATGCCCGCGGGGTCGCGAACACCATGGACTCGGCAGCTGGTAAGCTGATTGCCGCTGCTAATCTCATGGACGTTCCTGGCTCCGCGGACAAGATCCACGAGTCGGCACGGCTTCTTGCCAACGCCGCTGGCGACCTTTCCACCCGGATCAGTGAAGCTCTTTCCATCTTCAAACAACCACCAGACAGTAACCCAATCACTCGGGGTGTCAACAACTTCCTCAAGTGGTTGACTAAGTGTGTGGGTTACATGATGGTCGTCTTTGGTTCTCCTACTCCTCTCTCTATTGGTGGTTTGGTTCTCATCATTCTTGGTGATCTTGCTCCTTCCTTTCCCAATGTCCGCAACCCTTTTGCGGCCATGGCACTGTGGATCTGTAAGAAACTTGGTGTTTCTTGCACTGAAACAGAAGCTGAGGAGATGTGTGTGGAGGGTCAGGCCGGCGTGGACGACTTCAACAAGTGGTCCCTTGCTGCTAAGAACGCCGACTGGCTCTTTGACCGTCTCATGAGTTGCTTGAAGCAGCTTCTCGATTGGGTTGGCCTCAGAGTTCGGGAAGATCCCCGTTCTGAGATCTGGGCCAACCACGACAAGGTCGAGAAGTTGTATGAGGATTCCATCTCGGCAACTACCTCAGCTAAGCCACCGGACTCCCAGGCTGTCCAGGCTAACCTCTCTATAGCCCGGGCGCTTTTGGAGACCGCTGGTCGTGCCTCTTCTTCTCTTCACACCTCTATGCTTCAACGGGCCATTTCCAACTACACCTCTGTACTCTGCAACCCTCAGCGTACCATGTCTGGTACGCGGCCACAGCCAGTGGTCGTGTACATTCACGGTGCACCCGGGGTTGGCAAGTCTTTGGTAGCCTCCCTCCTGGCGCGCACTCTCGCTGCTAAGTTGGGGACTGGTCCGGATGATTTCTATGCTCCTTCTTCTGCCGACTGTCAACACTACGATGGGTACACAGGGCAACCTGTGCACTACATCGATGACATCGGACAGGATGTGGAGGGCCGCGATTGGGCAGATTTCCCGCAGTTGGTGTGTTCGTCGCCCTTTGTCCTTCCAATGGCTTCGTTGGAACAGAAGGGTACGTACTACACCTCTCGGGTGATCATTATCACGTCCAACTTCAGCGGTCCTAACCCGCGTTCTGTGCGTTGTCAGCCGGCTCTTGAACGTCGTCTGACGATTCGACTGGTCGCTGAACTCGGTCCTGAACCTTGTTCTCCGGCAGAGTCCGTCGCTCCAGACGGCCCCTCCTCTAAACACTTTTCCTCTTCCACTCCTTTGACCCGCTTTGAGTCTATCAAACTCTCTTGGGATCAGAAGTCTCTCTTTACCTCTCCTGAAAATCCCAAGTCGCTTGATGAGCTGGTGGATCTGGTGTTAGAGTTGGTCGCTCGCAATTCTGCCATCTCGGGTGACCTCAACAGCCTGATCAAGCAGGGTATGACACCTGTCCCTGAACCTCAGGACTCCATTCAGTCCCCGCTTGTTGAGGCTGTGTCTGACAACACTCCACTCTCAGTTCTGAAGGCGAAATTTTCTTCTTTCTTCCAAAGACCTCTTTTCACTACTGCTCTTTTCCTCTCCATCTGCTCTTCTGTGGGAGTTCTGATCGCTGCGGTTCTGTCCATCCGAAAGTCTCTCTCAGAGACCAAGGAGCAACCCAGCGAGCAGGGCGCCTACTCGGCCAATGGTCAGAGGCCCAAACCACGGCGACCACCCCTGCCCAAGACCCATCTCAAGGGCCCGGTGGTTCGCCAGGGGGTTTCCCCCGCCGTCGTGAAGGCAATGCGCAATTGCGCTGTCATCGCGACGGAGGGTGTGAATGGTTCTGATCCCCACGTTGTGGGTGGCTTCTTCTTCTTCTCTCGCTACTTTGTTACTGTTTCCCACATCCTTCCTGCTTCCACAGTTTCAATAGGTGGTATTGAACACCGCCTAGAGGACCTGGAACCCTTTGTGTGGAACGAGTTGCTCGTCCTCAAAGTCCCTGGGCGTGAGCATCCTGACCTCCGGCGCTATGTAGATCGCCCGACATCGGCGACTACAGGACACCTCATCGGGTGTCTTGCCGGGGGCCCGGTTCTCATGCGAGTCGACCGCTTGCGGCCCACTCCTTTCAAATCTCCAGGCTTTGAGGCTCGGGATCTCGTCTACATGTACGGGGGTCCAACCTTCCCGGGACTGTGTGGAGCGCCTCTCTTCACTGATGATTCTTCTGGACCTGCCCTACTCTCTGTCCACTTTGCTGGTGTCACAGGTTACTCCGGGTTCGGCTTTCCTTTAGCCGGACTAGCGGAGGCGATCCTGGGGCACTATGCCACTTCTCAATCTATCATCACACCTACCCCTCTTCCTGCTGATGGCCCAGTTCATGTCCCCCGACGGTCCACCTTGGTCCCTTCACCGGCTTTTGGGGCGTTTCCAGTCCTCAAGGAGCCGGCTCCTTTGACCAACAAGGACCCACGCCTGAACCCTGATGTCGATCTGGACGTCTCGGTCATGGCGAAGCACAACAAAGGGGACTTGACTAAACCGTGGCCCAATCTTGAGGCTGCGGTGGCCCTCTACTTTTCTTACCTCCCTGACCATTTCCGGACACTTTCCATGCACGAGGCCATCAATGGCACGCCTGGTCTGGACGGAATGGACCTCACCCAGGCCGCAGGATACCCATGGAACACCCGTGGTGTTTCTCGCAGGTCTTTGTTCATTGATACCCCAGGGGGTTACAAACCCACACCTGAACTGGAGAAGTCTGTCGACGACTGTCTAGACAACCCGGACTACTGGTACACCTCTTTCCTGAAAGACGAGCTTCGTCCGACGGAGAAGGTAGCACTGGGAGCCACTCGGGTTGTTGAGGCAGCTCCAGTCCAGGCGATCATCGCTGGCCGCATGTTGCTCGGGGGTGTTCTCGAACACATGCAATCCAACCCCTGCCAATATGGTAGCGCGGTTGGTTGCGACCCCGATCGCGACTGGACCAGGATCTACTGGGACTTCAATGAATTTGATGAGGTTTGGGATATGGACTACAAGTGCTTTGATGCGACGTTGCCAACTGTTGCTTTCGAGCTTATTGCGAACGAGCTCGCTAAGCGCATTGGCGACCCACGCGTCATTCCCTACCTGCGCTCTGTATCCAACTCCCAACACGTCTTTGGCCGGCAAGCTTACATCATGACTGGTGGTAACCCCTCCGGTTGTGTTGGAACCTCGTGCTGGAATTCCATCATCAACAACTGTGTCCTTCTTTCTGCTCTCATGTCTCACCCGGACTTTGACCCAGACAGGTATCGCATCTTGGCATATGGTGACGATGTCATCTATGCACACGAGCCGACCATCCATCCATCTTTTGTGGCCGACTTCTACAGGAAGCATACCAGTTTGGTTGTCACCCCTGCCTCCAAAGCCGGGTCTTTCCCTGAGCACTCTTCCATTCTGACTGTCACTTTCCTCAAACGCCACTTCGTCCCGGACGAGACGTACCCTATGTACGTCCATCCAGTCATCGACCCCGAAACCTATCGGAACTCGGTGATGTGGACGCGTGGCGGTCCCTTTCAGTGTCAGCTTGACTCTCTTTCTTACTTGGCGCATCATTCCGGGCCTAACAACTACCAGGCCTGGGTTGATGCCGTCAAGGCCCAGTGTGCAGCCAACGGTGTGGAGGTGCGACTCCTTCCTTATGCGTACCTTCAGGCCGCTTGGCTCCAAACGGTGATGGCGTGATTGGCTAACCGTCACCCCTGGGTTTCTTTTCCTTCTCTTCCTCCTTTCTTCCCCTCCCCGTCTGGGCGGTGATATAAAGACCCACACAAATTGGCTTTTCCGTGTGGAGACCCTAAGCCGCCCGGCACTCATCTTTGGTTTTGGCGCCCAATCCCCC